CTTGTAGCTTGGCGTCTGGATATAGTATTCATAGGGTTGAACGGCTCTCATGGTCATTTGATCCAAGTTGAAATAAACTTGACCATTCAAGAACAATCTCCAACGCGTCACCTGGTCGTTTGAGTAGCTTGAATAATTTGAATTTTTTCCTGAACTGTAGTCGAACACGCCGTCGGTACCCGAGTCATTTTGTACGACCAGGACGAATTCTTTGACGGGATTTTCAAATTCGGTTTTGAATCGCATCTGATTGAGATCACCCACGGTGACTCGGGCGAGTTGTGTTTGTTTTATAACGTAATCCAATTGTTTTCCAAGGAAGAATTGTCGGTGTTCATCGCTCAGATATACTGCTTGTAGATTCAATTCTACAGATGGCAGAGGAACGCTACCGAGTTCGGCTTGTGTTCTGAGAATTATTCTAACTTGAATGGTGTGTCGGTTCAGGGCCAACAAAGGGAAGGAGTTTGCATATTCAGTGCCAAAGAACGGCAATTCTACAATAAAATTCTGAGTGGGTGAACTGGTTCCATAAGCCGATGGATTCACATTCCGAGCCAATAGGACGTCATTGCTATCTCGCGTTCTTTGATTGTCCGTGAGATCTGAGATAATCGCCATGAATTCACCGGTCATGCTTACAATCGTCTGTCCTCCCACTAGGATGTCGGCTCTCTCTATGTAAGCATGTCCGGCGTCCTGTGGAACACTTTCTGTATTCTGATACGTAAAATTTAAAAAGAATCCCGTGATGATATCACATGTGTCGTTGTCTATGGTACACACGAACTGATTTCCGAACTTGATCTCGGAATCAAATGCCAGACGAAGGTTCTCGGTCGTGTATCCGGCACGTTTCGTAAACACCTTTTGATAGAAACTCTTTTGTGGGTCTCCGCTCAGAAAAGTGTCTTGGTATCCTGTGACGGCAAGCCGCATACTATTATGATGTGTCAAAAAAAGAATTGAAAAAATACATACGACTAATAGACATGAACATTCAACTCAAAAAATTCAATCCCGCTTCAATGGGTGACGACAAGGTTTGTGTATTCATAGGAAAGCGAGGCACAGGGAAATCGACGTTAGTGACGGACATCCTCTATCACAAAAAGCATCTTCCGGCGGGCGTGGTGATGTCGGCGACCGAGGAAGGCAACCACTGGTATCAGCAATTTATTCCGGACTTGTTCATCTACGGTGAGTACGACAAGGACATCATAGAGAGGGTCATTGACAGGCAGAGGAAAATGGTGAATATGAAGCCGCCACCAGGAAAGAAGGAACTGACATCCAGGGACATTGGTGCTTTCATTCTTATGGACGATTGCATGTACGATCGACGATTTCTCAAGGACGCATGCATTCGCCAGTGCTTCATGAACGGTCGTCACTGGAAGATCTTTTTCATGTTGACGATGCAATACTGCATGGACCTCAGTCCGGATCTTAGAGCCAATGTGGATTACGTATTCATCGCGCGAGAGAATGTGATCCAGAACAGAGAAAAGTTGTACAAGGCGTTCTTTGGTATCTTCCCCAACTTCGATATGTTCAACCAGGTGATGACGGCGTGCACCGAAAATTACGAGGTACTGGTTCTGGACAACACCAGCAAGTCCAATCGGATCGAGGACTGTGTGTTCTGGTACAAGGCAAAGATCCATCAGAACTTTAGGGTCGGCTCTGCACAATTCTGGAGCCTCCATCAGAAGACCTATAAAAAAGCAGGAGGCGCCACCAAACCTGGTCAGGATCCCAATGATGTCAGGCGCAATAGGAACTCTCAAGCCCTCCAGGTGAAGAAGTTGAAATAATTATTCAGGGTCAGGACGATGTCCGAATGGACATCCGACACAATGGAGACCAAATCAATCGCACTCGTTACGAACGCGCTCGTCAACTCTGGATTGGTGAGCGAGAGCAAGGCGGATGCGCTGGCCACTCATCTCAGCAAGGGCGCCAAGAACTGGTGCATCAAGCAAATGAAACCAGGGGAAATAAACGAAAACAAGAAGGAGCTGCAAAAGTTCAACTCAAAGGTCTGGATGGAATATCTCGCCAAGAGGAACTACATATTTGACGTCACTGAAAGTGGAGTGGTCAAGCGCAAGACACCACTGGTGGAGAAGCAGGAACGCCTTTTGGCTATCAGGGACAAGATGGTTGGTGAAACATTTGTGCCACCTATCAAAAAGGTCAGCAAAAGACTACTGGACCAGGCAAAACTCAAGCGACTTCTTACTTTGGTCAAGAAAGACATTGACGAGATGGAAAATGAGATGAAGGGTCTGTCAATGATCAATCAAAAACTTGAACGCTACTTCATTCGTCGACCTTCCTTCAAGCCCAAGGTCTTCATAGGCCAGGAAGAAGAATACCTTGACCTTCCTGACATCCCCAAGAGGAAGCGCATTCTCAAGAGACTTTTACACCTTCTGAACATGCGTCGTTTTGGCAAGATGGAAAAGATACACGAGAAACTCACACAAGTTCGTAGGGACACGATGACCAAACTGGTCCAGATACAGCGAGACATCTTCATCAACTCCAAAGAGTGTTGGGTGCGCGCTGAAAGGGCATCAGTCTTGGACAAGAAACATGCGAACGACGAACTCAAAGCCGAGCATGCCAAGATATCGGAACACATTTCATCGAACCTGAGCGACTACATGGTCGAGGTGCCAAAACCTTTCAAAAACGCCACGGTCATCAGCGAGAGAGACACGCGAGCAAACTGGAAGAATCCAGATTTCAAACGCCTCTACGCGAACCGGATGAGATCACTGATCTACGCGATCCGCAACAACGACAAGTCAAAGTTCCTGGACAGAATCAAGAGTGGTGAACTCAAACCAAACACCTTTGACTCAAAGGAGATATGGGATCTTTGGTATCAGGAACCCAAGAAGGAGGTGGTCGAGAAGAGGCCCGAGGAATACGAGGACGGGATGTTCAAGTGTGGCAAGTGCAAGTCAATGAAAACCACCTACGTGGAGAAACAGACGCGTTCCGCAGATGAGCCAATGACCTTGTTTATCACCTGCAGGATGTGTGGTACTGTGATGAAGCGTTAAAGAAGAGATGTGGAAGATAATTAGAATGTGTAGTATCTGTGGCGAAGATATTCCTTTTGTCTGTAAAGCCAATGTCCGATGCGGTCATCACGTTCATCAAGAATGTCGTCTAAACCTCGTTCCATTTACAAAATGTTCAATATGTAATAGAATTATACTTGATAAACTTGATGTCCATTTGAGTGACAGAGATGAAATATGTCACAAACGTTGTGATATTAATGCAAGACGATATTATCCACCCTGTCCGGTGGAAGGGTGTGGAATGGCTCTGCACAAACACCATGTCATAACAAATAAACAGTGTCAGCAGCTCATAGTGGAACTCGAAGGAAAGACGTATGAAGAACGCTTGGCGATCTACCTTTCTTACGGATTCCGCGAAGATGAATTGGGTGGTGGAGAACTTGATGAAGAAACATGGAAAAAGATTCAGACGATTATTTCAGCCTCTTCACAGGAAAAGGAAACAGTTGAAGAGGTTGCGACGACCAAAGAACCCAAACCAAAACCGGTCATTCCTCCGCCCAAGACCTACGAACCTCGCGAACTTGGTCCCGGAGAGCGATACAAGCCACCGAACAAGTCTAGACGACCCCAAGAACACGGAGCTTCTCTAAAAACTCTAGTTCCTCACTCTGTGAAGGGTAGGGTTCATGCGCCCCCTCAAGAAGATTTTGCTTTATTTTCACAAGGTCCAATCTAGAAAGGGTCACAGATCCGAGAATGTAGTCCTCATAGGCCTCGGCGACCGCTGGAATCAGTGGCTTCACCAGGTCGTACATCGCCTTGGCATACAACTGAATCTCCGGTTGGGCATGACTGTCCATCCTGAGACGCAGATAGTGAAGAAGATTGTGAAGATTGATCTTCCAATAGAACTCGGTGTAGGTCGACAGAGGCAGGTGTTCCCGCGCCGTCTCTCGGGCAACCCCGTGGTTCAAGAGTCTTTGATAGACCTCAAATGCCTGTTCGCACGAAGCCTTCTGGTCCCTCAAAAGCACCATGGACTCGGGCGAATCCAGTACTCCATCGGAACCTTGGTGGTTCACCTTGGACTGGCCACGGAACTCTGCAGGAATGTGGAACTCTTCGGGCAACTGTGAGTAGCGACCCGAAATCTCGTTGATGCTGGCGGTCCGGTGACGCATGTGCTGCCGGGCCAGAAAGATGGGCATCTTGATGTGAAACTTGAAGTCGACCATCTCAAACGGGGTCGTGTGGGCGTGACGGAGAAGGTAGCGAATCAGTCCACGATCACTCCGAACACTCTTGGTGCCTTCTCCATACGAAACGCGGGCGGCTTGCACTATGGCGTGATCAAGATCCTCCCTCGGCATTGTATCGACAAGACGTACGAACCCATGCTTCTCAACACGGATTTCTGACATTTATACTACTATCGAATGTATTCTCTAATTAACATCACATCGCAATCACCCTCAACCGGAAGACCCTTGTCTCTCCATCCTTCCAGACCATCTTCGAGGACAAATATGTTAGTAAAACCATATTCGTTCATATGGACATTGGCCATCTTGGCAACCAGTGACTCCTTGTTGTTTCCGTAGAGTACGATGGCTTGGTCGAACCCGGGAAATGTTCGACCCGTTCCAGAGAAAAGCCCTTCCCCTCGCTTTTCCACATCCAAGTAAGTTACCTTTTCAACTTTCTTGGGTGGTTCACTTGGATCGTCGGGCTTCATTGTCGGCATCACGATGGGTTGATTCTGTCTGGCGACCTCGGCGTCGTACATCCTGACGGCCCTATCCAAATCGGTCTCTTTGATGATCTTCAACTTGGTTGCGTCTTCAAATTTCTTGGACTTCTCGGCAAATTCCATGGCCTCGATGTTTCTCAACGGTCTCACTTGTTCAAAAGCAATCCTAGCACTATTCTCTGCTATCCGAGCACTATTGGCATCGTCGGTTGCCGTGATCACCCTGGCCCGCGCCAATAACAGGCGGTCGGATCGTTCCCGAAGCACCCTTTCCTCGTAGGATCTCTTTTCGATCCGCTGGGGGTCATTTTCGCCAGCAAGAACAGCATTGATGCGATCAAACTCCGTCATGGGAAAGTTGATAGAATTCGGAAGCCTACAATTCTGAAAATGTGTCTGTGAACCTACGTGAATCAACATGAGGTTTGGTCGTGACAATCTGAGACTATGTAATTGTTCTGGTGAAACCATTATATTAATATTACTCATAATTTCTTACGGCGAGTGCCACGGGGAAGCGTGGAACTCCATCTTGGGTGAGACCCTGAAATTGAACCGTGAGCATCTCGCCCATCAATTTGCCTCGGTTCTTCCACAGCTCCCTTCGGCTCTCCATGGTCCCCTTGGGTCGAGCCTTGAACGTGTCTCCGTCCTTGGTCTCGCAGATCCAGATGGGTGTTCCACGGTCCTTGCCTTCTGCCTCCTCGGCGCCCACGATTTCAAATTCCTCTGTCATCATCTTCTTGTACTTGATGCACTGAGATGACCGGCGATTCAGGAGGTATGGACTTTCGGCCACGCGAATCACTACACCCTCGTGACCCTCTGCCACAAACTTGTCGTGATACTTGTCTGCGTCTTTGGCAGACCCATGATAGGCTGGAACGATCTTGATCATGGGGTGGTTGATTGACTTGATGATTTCCTTGAGCCTCTCGTAGCGTTCCATGAAGGGCATCTCCAACTGACTGAGACGAAAGTAGTCAAAGCAGTGAAATTCCAGCTTGGGTGCGTACGGACTTTCTGAACCCCGAGCGGCACTGGTGATCTGTTCAAAATCCAAGTCCTTGCAGAAGAGTTCACCGTCCAAAAACTCACCCTCCTCCAACTTCCCTTCCAAGACCTTTTCCAGGTGGGTCAAATGTTCAATCCTCTGTTCATTCCTGGACTGGAGTAAGAGTCCACCTCCCGAGAAGCCACCGAGCATCCTGACACCATCCAACTTGGGCTGAAAGCGAATGTCACCATCAATCCCATAGGATCTCGAACTGAACGAGTAGAGAAGCATGGGTCTGAGGACATACTCGGGTCTCGCTTGTTCGTTGTCCATGTACCCCAACTTGACCTGTTTTCTCCACATCTGGGCGGCTTGCTCCTCGATGGGAGTCTTGCGTTTGGCATCTGGAGGGCGTTCCGTCACAGATCTTTTTCCATCGATAAGACCTGTGGTTCGTCTAATCATTCCATTGACGACCTCGACTTGCCAAATGCGAGTCTTTCCCTTGGCATCTTTGCCATAAAGAGCCGGAAAGAACGTCATTTAACTAATATAGTGTT